CCCGTCTTTGTGTGATTGTGCCAGAATGAGAGTGTTATATATCGTGTTCCTGCCTGTCCAAAGCCAAAACTGACGGCATTCAATCCTTCTATAGTTTGTCGAATTAAGTAATACTGAGCCGCTGCAATTGACGCATCCGCAGTTACTACGTCGGCGTGAATACAATGCTGTGTGAATACACCCGCCTCAGCAGCAGTAGGCGCTTGTGCAGTTTTTACGATATCTACAATACCATCATGGGAGTGTGCAACACTAAATCTATCCATTGTATAGGCTCCAGATGAAGGCGCAGTAAAACTAGTCCCTCTCTGCCAAGGATTAGTAGTGAAATCACCACCGATAATCTTATTTCTAAACCCAGAGAATGCACCTCCGTTTAGAGACGAGGCTGTGAGATTTGCAGCACTAAACGCCTGCGATGCAGAACCGGCGAGGGCTGCTTTCTCAGTATCCAGTTCATTGATTGCAGCTTGAACTGTGGTGGCTGCTATGGAGCCTGCGGGGGTGTTTGAAATATATTCAGCAGAGATTGCACTTGCTGCTGATTGTGAAATAGTCCATGCTGTTTTTGTACCGCTACCGATTATTGATGTGATATTCATCACAAGCTGGTCTGTAGCATAACTGGTAACAGAGCCTAACATTTGATTTGTGCTTGGTGCGGCGGTATCTGCGATAACTAGCCACATTCCGGGTTGAAATGATTTGCCTGATGTTACGGTAAATGTTTTTGCGCCAGTTGCTATTGAATTGCTTGTCGCGCTTGTATCGGTTGTTGAATTGAGATTCATTGCTGCTGCTGTCGAATTTGCTTGTGTAGCGAATGCGTTTAATTCAGTAACAAGATTTCCTCTGGCGACAATATCAGCATCTGATGCAGTTATAAATGCTTCTGCTTGCATTGTCCTACTTAATGCAGGTGTTGGCATCGCTGTGATATTTTGTATAATCGCCATGATAATTCCTTATGTTAAACCTTCAATTGTTATCGAGCATATTGATACTGTTGGGTATGAAATATCAATTGAAAAGTCTTTATAAAATCCATACACAATCGTATTCGTTAAACTTTCCTCACCAATATAAACAATCGGTGTATCTTTATAATCAGACAAAGTATCTTGAATTGATGCTATTTTAGTATTATCTACCCAAAGTGTAAAGTCTGCCCGTTTGCTGAATGCGCGTGGGGTTACTCCATAATTTCCAAAGTCATCACGTGTTTTTATTGAATAACTATCTATCCCTGTTCGCGCACCATATTGAGTACCGCCAACATCAAGTCGTGTGCCAATTACACATGCGCCACAAGATGCAATATTTCCAGTATCGGTCATCCAAATATCAATTATTGGCGAACTGTAATGCGGCATATCAATTTCTACATAATCACGTTTTCTGAGAATCGGCTCAAAATAATATGAATACCAGTTATCTATGCCATCAGTATAAGTAAGATTATATGTTTGGTCATAAATAACCGTTTTTACAGTGTGCGTACCTGACTGAGTGCCAGTTGTGTTAATGGCAGTACCACCGGAAGTTGCGCTTAATTCATAAGTATTTGTGGCTGCATTGACGACATAATAAGTTGTATCGGCAACAATTCCGGTTGGTAATGCGCCGGTAGTGCTGAATCGCACCATATCTCCATTAGCCTTCGTGTGCGCTGTATTAGTCACTACGCATGGTGTAGCGATTGTCATTGTGATAGTTGCACCAGACGCACTATCCGTCATTCTGAATCTCGCGGTAGCAGCAGATATATTCAGGATTGCAACAGAATCACATCTGCCAGATGGTGTCAATGTAACAGCGATACTATCAGCGTTTGTAGTTCTTGACGTAACAGACCCATCAAACATTTTCCAGCGATTAGTGCTCCCTAAATCAAGCCAATATGTAGGCGATTTATGCGGAGTATTTCCCACGTTACCTGCCGTCAATGATTCGTAAATATTGTGCGAAGAAATTGTGGCGGTATGAGTTCCTGATTGCGTTCCAGATGTTGTAATTTCAACTGGATTTAACAATGTCGTTGATATGGTTAAGGTGTCAACAGTGAGAACGGTAAGATAATAATGCTGTCCCGCTGTAATTCCTGTCGGCAGTGCGCCTGTTGTCGTGAAAATAACTATCGTTCCAGTAGCGAATCCGTGTGCCGTCCAAGTAACTACGCACGGCGATGCAATGGTCATTGTTACTGTGGCAGCGGGCGAAACAACTATTCTCTTATCGCCAAGCGCGTAAGTTGTTCCTACATCCCATGCAGCGTAATCTGCTTCGGTCACATTGCTGTAAGACAGATAAGCGTTGTTAATGTGTTTTGGGCGTATGAGTTTCATATAATCACCGTATGCTGATTATTTGTCTGGTTAAGTAGCCATGCGGAAAGCGTATTAAAATTCTCTTGCGTAATGTTATGCCCCGGTTCGTATTGCAGCATAGCGTGTTTATCAGTGCATAGTTCAATCATTGACGCTGTAATGGTTATCCTTAAACACGCATCAAGATTGATTATGTCATTGCCAATTTTTATTTTCATTCGTACCACCCTGACATTGCTGCGGAAGAAGCACCACCAGCTTGTGAAGAAAATATTGTAGCCTTTATTATCGTTAACGCGGGGAATACCAAAGGGATAGAAAAGTCATGCACATGACTGGAATCCTGAATGAATACCACATCTTTATATAGAAAGAAATCTGTTAGAACTGACTCTTCTGTGCATGTAGCCCTGAATCTAACCGACAAGGGTTTACCTGATGCCCCTGACGTACAGAAGGATTTGCAGTAAAAAGTCTTACCTGCCGGAACCATCATTGTGCAAGTCAAGGCACGATTCCCTCCGGGAGTCAGTACGCTGTAAACGCGTGTCGCATCACCAGTTCGGTAAATCGAGATCGTTCCGGTTGTCATCCCTCCAGTACCTGTGGCTTCCGCATGAAACGCGTTGATAAACCTGATATTAGTGGCAACTGTATTGACAGGATTTTGTCCATTCAAAGCTATAACTTCAACTTGCATATTACCTGAAGCATCAAGATACATCACATCCACTGACTGAACACCAGTGCCTCCAGCGGTATCATTAACCGAAGTGGACACAATCGTCATCTGCTCGCCAGCAGTAGCCGGAATAGGAATTGTTGTTGCAGTTCCTTCCCAAACATCATCACCCGTTGCTGCTGTAGATAAACTAGTACGTTGTCCGAAAGTTCTTAATTTACTATGTCCGGGAACTTTATTCATCCCTACCGTAGTAAGATAATCCACAGATAACATAAATCCATCATCTGATGATGCGATTTGAAAATCACCATCTGAATTTCTAACCGCAAGCGCAACATAGCGCACAGCACTCAAGTCAACGCCATCATTTACAGTCATGTTCATGCTGCTATCACCCTTTCTGCTGGCATTCCATCACCATCGAATTTGCGTAAGATTTTAGCAGCTTCGCCGGTGTTCTTTGCTAGTGCCAATCCGATAGCCTGCAATTCAGTGCGAAGATTCTTTATCTCATTTGCAGTATCGTCATTTGCAGCCATCATTCCACGCGATTCAGAATTGCTGAATATGCGGCTAGGTGGCGTGTATTCAATTTCAGGGCCATTCTCACCGACCATACGCCATCCGCCTTCATGGATACCGCCTGATGCGAAGGCTGGAAGTGATTGCGCTGATGTTAATGTTGCTTGCGCTGCGCTAATCGCTCTACCCCTAGCTCTGCCTCCATAATCACGACCGTAATCTGCCATCATAGCGGCATCCATTGCGCTTTGTGCAGTAGCAATAGCCGCATCCCTAGCTGCAACTAACGTTGGATTTGGATTTGACGCGGAATATACATTTGGCAGTGATGTAGCCACGGCTGCTGCGGTTTCCGCCGCTATGCGCGCAGCCTCAGCGGTGGCTGTTGCTGACCTAATAGCATCCTGCGCAACTAGTGCTTTCTGTGCATCTGCTGCCATCTGCGCGTTAGCAGCATCTGATGCGGCTTGATTAGTAGCGATAGCGGTATTTAGCAGATATATGAGGCTATCGGTTTGTATCGTGCTTTCGGTATTGATTGAATTCAACCATGCACTCATTTCATCCAATATCGGATTAGTGGATGCGTTCAGCGTGTCGGTGACTTTTGCGGTATATCCGGTTCCGTTTATTACTTCGGTACGAATCGCATTAGACGCGCCAATCAATAATCCAGACGGATCAGTGATGCGCAGAACTGATTTATTTACATTATCAACTCCGCTGACTTGCTGCGCTGTTGCGCTAATAACCGTTCCACGCAATACGTCAACATCCAACGTACCGGCAATCTTCGCGGCGTTTATTTCGTTTTGCACCGACAGTAACGCCGCATAACTTTCCTGAAGATTTACCACATTAGATACGTTCCCCGCTGCTGTTTCAGCAAGCAGGTTAGTCATTGTCGAGCTTATCAATTCAAGCACGGTAAGCTGCGCATCTGCAACGGTAACTTGTATATCGGTAGCGTCTGCCGTTGCCCCAAGCGCATTCTGCACCATCGCAAAGTCGCGCGCATATTCAACAGAACTTCTAGCCTGTAATTTTGATGCATCCAAGAAAGCCGTTGCCGATCCAGCAAGATTACCCTGTGCTGTTACATTTCCGCCAGCAGCCGCGATATTCGTACTTATAAACTCTGAACGTGATGCGCCGTAAGTGCTGGACAATGGAGTTTGCGCGCCAAGCCACAAGGAACGCATCAGATCGCGCACAGAAGCTCCGAAGGTGCGTAATGAGGCTACGGCATCACTTGCCGCTTTGAAATCGGCTACAGCCCTATCCTGAAGTGCCTTGATATTGTCCTTGACGGCCTGTGACGATTTATCCATCGCGTCAACCCACGACTTGATTGCACCCTGATTGGCAAGTATCGCTGTCAGTTGCTCAGTGCTTGCCGTCTGTGCGAACGCCCACCATGATTCAGTGGTAGTCAGGAATTGCGCCATCGGTAAACCTGCATTAGTCAGCGATTCAAGCGTGAGCGCGGATTGCCGTGCTTCTGGTGCGAATCCAGATATGAAGCTGGTCATCAGTTGCGCGCTGTTCGCCACGCCACCCAAGGCATTCGCAAGCTGGTCTGCGCTGTCCATCGTGGCGCGGGAGGTCGAGCTAAGCGCGTAAAACAGCTTGTTCAGCAATATCACCTCATCAGACAAGCGCACCGCAGTATCGGCAAGATTCTCGCCTTCCTTCTGGAACTGTGACAGACGCGGAATCATGTGTGCGCCCATCGAGTTTGCAATGTCGATGACGAGCTGGTTTTGCTGCTCTTGAGTTGCAACTTGGCGATTGATTGCGAAGCTCCATGTATCGAGCGCAGTCGTCGCCTCACCAGATACAGCAGCGAGCTTGGCGAACACAAACTCAGTACCAGCGATTACGTTTTGGAAGGCTTGCGCTTGTTCCGCACCGATGCCTTGAACGTCAACACCGGACTTATTGGAACGGAACCAACCGCCCTTTTGCGACCACGGTGTTTGATATTGCCCGGCGAATCCAGTTTGACTTGCGGTTCCGACAAGTGATGTTGTGCCTGATTGTTTTGGCCCCATACCGAATGCTGCATTAGCTATTCCGCCGATTACACCGCCAACAACAGCGCCCAATGGCCCACCAACCGCCATCCCTATGGCTGTTCCCATCATTGCAGCAGATTTTCCGTCAATACCGAATAGTTTTTTATCCCCCGCTATCATCGTACCCAATGATATTCCAGCCAACCCTGCGCCAACATAAGAGCCAATCGTCCCGACTGTTGAGCCTAAAGAACTAACCGATTGCGCGAACTCGCCAGTAGCAAGGCTTAATTCACCAGCAGTAGACAATCCTAATGACTGACCCAATCCAGATGTGGCGAAACTATTGAACATTCCAGACAATCCAGTAGTCGCGGTGGAACTATATGTAAACGCACCGGACAACCCATCATAGAATGATTTGCCAGCACTCAGCCAGCTTCCTCCGCCACCAGCATCCCCACCCATCATACTAGCCATCGCACTACCAGCACCACTAACTCCAGCACCAGCTACGCCAATATTGATAAGGAATTTTTGAACAGTCATCTTGTACAGCATATCCAACAAATATTTCTTTATCGCATCGCCTATTTCCTTGAATGTATTTTTACCTTTATCGAGGATATTGTTGAATGCTGTATGCGCGAAACCGTCAATCATCTTCCATTTATCTTCAGCGGCTTTTATTTCTGCTTTATTGGCTGCGTCTGTGGCTTCTGATATAGCAGTATGTCCACTCAATTCTCTGCGCTCTTTACGCAATTTTATGTTTTCACGCAAGGCCTCAGATTCAGCGGAACATACTAATGTTGCGTCAAGAACAGCCAGTGATTCTTCATCCATTTTGATTGCATGATTTTCACGCTCAACAGCAAGATTAGCAATTTCTTCTTTTGTCTTTCCTATTTCAGAATTATGAATACGCAAAGCATCATTGCTCTTGGCAAGCGAATCATTGTTGCTATCCATCTGTTTAACTTTTCTTTCATATTCAGCAATAATGTCTTTCTGAATCTGAATGTCAATTTTTTCTTGCTCAGTAAGTTCAATTTTGGATGCTTTTTGCTTACCCATCAATACATCCATTTTCACAGCATAATCTTGAGCTAATTCAATCTGCGATTTTTGTATTTCTTCATCTGTTTTACCACTTTGCATAAGTGCCGCTGATTGCTTCAAATAAATATCATTCTGCTTCTTTATCTCTTTTTCAAGTTGCTGCGTTTTAGTCATATTGAGATTATTCCATTCCTCGGAAGAATCTTTTAATATGCCAGTTATAACAACTTCATGTTCTTTTGTAAGCTGTTCAACCTGTAAATCGACTGCACGTTTCTTCTTTAATGCAGCATCAACATCAGCAGCACCACCCCAACTCATACTCATTCCTGTTGAACGTGCCTTATCATAAGATGCTTTTGTTTTTTCATATTCCGCAGTAGCAGTTTTCTGTTCTATCTTCGCAGCATCCAATGACATTGCAGATATTTTCTTTTTATATTCGTCAAGTTTCACATTAACATTATTGAAAATACGGTCAATGAATCCAGTCATATCGGCTAATTCATATAATCCCCATAAAGCAAGTCCAACAATTCCATATTTACCAAATGTGCCAGCTTTAGCCCATAATCCAGTCATTGCCGCACCAATTGTTGCATTGGAAGCTGTTGAAGCAACTCCAGCAGCAACAGCAGCATCTCTCATTAGTATCGTTTCTGCTGTCAATAATGAAGTTGCGGCAGTCAAAGATGTTATGGTTTTTACAGTTGCCCCAAATGCCAATATCCCTATTTGACTAGCAGCAATGGCAATGTTAAATAATTTCGTAGCTCCCCAAGCGATAGCCATTGCTTCGCCAATTTTCATTAGGATATTTATTGCTGGAAGTAACATTCCAAATGCTTTTACTAAAGTGACTATTGCTTCACCAGCAAGAGTCAATACAGCTATGTAATTTTCAACAATCGAAACAACTCGTGGATTTAATTCCATTGTTCCGGGCTTCATTATGAAATTAGATAAACTGATAACCGCATTTTTCAATCCATCGAATACTTTTTCACTAGCGAATAAAAGTTGCACTTTCATTAACAATGTATCCCATGCACCTGATAATGTTTTTGTGCTTTCTACTCCGGCAATTGAGAATCCAACTAATTTTTTCATCAATTCATCATATAAAATGCCAGCCTCACGCCACCGCTTAATATCGGAATCTTTTACACCTATTGATGTAGCCAATGTTGAAGATGCAGCCTGAATACCGCCAGCTACCAAGTCGCGTATTTCTTGAACTGCCTGACGTGAATCCAAACCAATTGTCTTTACAGCCAAAGTACCAATAGTTGCTATTTGTTGAATCTGTTTAATATCTAATCCAGCAGCAAGTCCGGGTGCAAGCGTAGCTCGCATAGTTTTTGCAAGTTCTGAAATAGATATGCCATATTTGAGTGCATCTTGTTGTAATTGTCTTGTGATTTTCCCAGATACTTCTAATGCTTGCGGAAGCTGAATAGCCTCGCCATTGATGCGTCCCATTGAGATAAGAATTGCAGCCATTCCTAGCTTCGTATCTTCCATAGAACGCATTAGTCCAACACCAAAGAACGCAGGAGCAGCCAACGCACTACCAAGTGCAATAACACCATACAAAGCACCCGTCATTTCAAATGTCAGCGATGCCATTGCTGCGGCTGTCTGGCGGATTGCGCCACGGTGACGGGAGTTGCCGTGGATAGCGAGATTTTGTGCTTTGGTAATATCATCGTGCATTCGGCTATATTCTTTACCAACAATAGTGCCAGCCGCATGATCCGCATGAAGTTGCTTCATCGCTGCGCCTAATGCCAATACTTTTTCTCTGCGAACTTCTAATGATTTAATTCCAGCACGTGCATATACATCTTCCTCTAATGCTATGCGTTTTGTTTCCGCCGCCGCTGCTCGTTGTGCTGAATTCTTTTCAGATATTGCTTGCTTATGTTCTGATAGAGATTGCTTACGTTGAGCTAGTGCTAGTTTCTCATTTGCAATTTCTGTAGCGGATAGTTTTTTTGATGCGTCAGCGAATGCTGTTAATTGAGCCGTAGCGGTTTTTAGGTCGGTTGTATCAACCTCAATCTTCAATGTCGCTAGGTCAAAATCGCTCATTTCGCGTCCTTCGCAGATTCCGTTATATATGCCGCATCTATTTCAACTATTGCATTAAGTTCCCATTGCTCAAGCCTTATTCCTAATAACGCACACCAATTCTGTATTTCAGTATAAGACAAAGGGTTTGCACCAAATCCGTTGCTTCCCCTTGCCCTATTCAACTGAATAAAATAATGCCAAATATGCGCGGCAGATTCAGGAATATCAGGTTCATTCGCCAATTCTTCTGGCATGATTCCATTTGACTGATATGCCACATTAAGATGGTCGCGTAATGAGCAACCATCTTTCTGCCGTGCATTTAACCGAAACTGGTAGGTGGCAAACTCTACCAGTTCCTTTGCTAGTTTTTTAGGAAAAGCTCAAGGTTGCCAATGCTTTCGTTGACCTGCTCATAAATAAATGGATAGGTCTTATAAACCTTAATCGCATTCTGTACCGTGAATGTCAGTTCTTCGCCATCCAGTTTAACGCCGCGCCAGCCTTTAGTGCATAGCACCAGCAACTCGATATTCTCGGCTTCAATAGCCTCTACAGTGCGAATTTCAGGGTCTTTACCGCGCTTCTGCGCCATTGCATCTTTGCGCAAACGGGTATTGGTTTTATCCCGCGTATAATCGCGGAATTCTTTGGAATCTTTGCCAATCAAAGTAATAAACATCCCAAGTGGGACGTTACTGACTGGATGATGGAGTTCAATTTCTGCACCTTTGTCGCAAGCGGACGTGGTGTCAAGAGTAGATAAATCGAATGACATGATATTGCTCCTTTTTACGTTTGTACTCGTCTTACAAAATCCCGCGCTGATATTGCTAGTTCAGCGCGGGGGTATTCAGTTACTTAAGTAATCGAACTGTCCTGAATAAGCATAATGCTGTCGAACGTATCAGTACCAGCACCGCCAGTAGTATCACGCAGCGCAACAAATGGCATGGTCATGGTCAGACCTTTTTCGCCATCATCTTTATCAGCACCATTGATTTTGCAGACAGGGAAGGTGAATGACATTACGTCAGCAGCAGCGGTATTTGCAGTGGTAAACGCGGCAATGATAGATACTTCCGTTTCAGCCAAGAAGTAATCGCGCATTGTTACGCTATCGAACAGAACGGACATATTGCCGCTTACGTCAATCATGCCGGGGAACACATCAGGATCAGCGTTTGAACCTAGAACACCGCCCGGAACCGAGTAGTTACCTGCAACACCGAAGTCCAGCGAAGTAATCGTCGCAACCTTTGTACCTTGAACGAATACAGCACCATTAGCAGCAGCTAGGATGTTTCCGGTAGGGGCAGCGGTAGGTGATGTAAATACGCTTGCCGTCCCAGTGGTCATGTTCAATCCCATAATCGGGAAGTCGATAGTCGCCATGCCGGATGCAGGCAGCTTCACGTTCATGCCGGTAATCGCGCAATCAATGAATTGCTCAGATTGCGTAATATCAGCGTAGTTACGTTCAATAGTCCAGTAATCACGCGCATGGCTGGATGTTGGAATGTAATTGTGCTTACCAACAGACAAGGCGGTTACGCTATCACCAGCAGCCTTCGCGCCAACAGCAACGCCATCCAGCATCGTTCCGGTCATTACGGTAGATGTGAGTGCAGTAATCAGGAAATTATGAGCGTTATTTGGAACACCAGTCGTTGACCAACCAGTCCAGCGAACGACCATGCCGATTTTGAAGCCGAGAGTCAGGAAGTTTGCGCCAGCAGTAGTGAACGTGCCATTTGCACCGCTAGTTACAGCAGCAGTAACGTCAATCAATGCACCGCTTGATACGCCAGCAGACCATGCGGTAGAACGCAATACGGAACTGATGAAATCGTTATACCCGCCAACAGACAGTTCGCCATTGATAGTGCCGTCAACAGATACAACGCCATGACGACCATCCGAACGCTGCATGGACGGGTCAATCTCGTTGGATTTGTAGAATGCTTTTTTCTTATTGAGTGTCGCGGTAGTGCGACGATAGAGTTGTGCGCTTGCGCCTGATGCGGCACTTCCAAGCCCAGATTGTTTTTTTGCCGCTAATTGAGTAAATACCCCAGATGCGATTGTCATGTCAAATGCTCCTATAGAAAGTTAAATTACACTTCCGAGGATGGCATATTGACCAGCGGGACGATGAACTGTGTGGCTTGAGGTCGCGTGCTCGGGTATTACGGTTTTGCTAGTCTTGCAATGTGCTGCAATTTCTTTTGTTAGTATGCGCTTACTATTAGTGCAATGCAAGTGCTACTTATCTTCTATTTCATGCAACTCATATTTCTTAATCACTTTTATTGCATCTTCGATTGTGTCTGATTCAACAAGATATTCACAAGTGATTTGCGCCAATTCTCCTGCATATACTCGCAATGTGAATCCTTGCAACGGCAAATCTTTGCTATCAATAGAATCATGCAATTTTATTCCAAATGCCCTTGTTAAATCTAACGCATCTTGGCTTTGTCCATGCAATATATTACTCATTTTTATTATCCTTTTCTTCGGCTTCAATCCATAAAATAATCGCTGCGGCAAAACCTTTTAGATAACGAACTACCGCTAATGCTAATGTCTTGGTATGTGGCTTCAAGCAAACACCTCCGCGTAATACCGACAGCGAACGGGCAATACCCAGAAAGCATCAAGTACCATTCCCTGTCCGATTTCCGGTGTCTTTTCGATTATCACAGTTACTCCGCCATTCGTGAAACTTGCCCCACGCTTAAATGTAGTACGGATTAGCTCAGCACGGGTAGCAGCGGTAACAGAACCGTTGTTGATAGGATAGTGAAGCTCGATAAATAGCAATCCGCGTTCCTGATAATGTCCATCGCCAAATGTTGAGTTATCTGGCATTGATGGTACAAGCGTTACGCGTTGGTAAGAAACTCCGGTAACTGGGATAAAATTTTGGTTTTCCCATGATGTCGGCAAAGTCGGTGTCATGGCGAACAGACCGACCTCAAGTGCCTGCCTCACATTGACCAATCCGCTCATGCCATATTCCTCGCCTGCATTACAGCCGTTCTAACGAACATTTTGGAATCATTCAATGCAAGTTGAACCATATGCGCGCCTGCACCTGCACCTCTTTCGTTCGGCGGTGTCAATTTCCATTTGCTAATATAAGGATGCGTACCTGTTTCCATAGCCCTCGCGTAAGGTGCGTTATTGTAAATAAAATGTCGTGCTGCCGTAGGTGCTGCTTTCACTTCCATGAATCTCGCCATTGAAGTTGAACCGCTTGCGTCAATCGTTGATGGAAAATCATTTCCTGCGCTTCCATGCGAATATGACCAACTGCCAACAAATTCACCCGGCTTGTAAGTAGAAGCTGGACGCATCTTTTGCCACATATCAGACCACAATTCCCACCGTCCTACAGGGCTTCTTTCAACAATAGCCTTGCCCACCATTATCACAGTTCCTTGCGTCACATGAGCAAGTCGCCGCTGATACTTGGCTACATGCTTGGCTATTTGTTCTGCGAAGGTCGGCATGATTTATCTTGATTCCGGGAATCCATCACTATCAAATTTACGAAGAATTTCAGCCGTTTCTCCGGTATTTTTCGCAATAGATAATTGTGCCTCGCGTAATTCTTCTCGAAATGCTTTAATTTCAGCAATAAGCACATCAAGTTGACTTGCATCAACCATGATTTTCAAGTTGGCAATATCAGTCATTTGATTTATTCTTCCATGACTTATCTTTTTGCTGTTTAGGCGCATCATCAGCTTCGGCAAGCACCACCACCTCGCCGCGCTTCGTAACAGTATCATCCTCGCCATTAGGCTGTTTGCATACGTTACCTTCTGCATCGCGCAATAGGCATACAGCCTCGCCAGTTTCGGGATTGGCACTGATGCAGTCTTGAATTTCAATGTTATTTACGGTTACTCGCATGTTACCTCCTTAGTAAGTGCTTACTTCATAAGGCAAAGTGTATTGCAGAAAGAATGTATTGTCAAACGGTAACTGTGTATGCTACAATGCTTATCCATTAACGTGAATAAATGACAAAAAATGAAACTCACAAAAGGCGTTGCATTGGTATTAACGGGTAAAGAAGGTTGCGGTAAGTCTAGCGTTGCGCGTAGGATTGCCGCAGAAAATGGCTCATTCATTGAAGCTGGAATGGCTAAGCTGAAAGATTTTGGGCTTGGAAAGGTTCTTAGTCAATTACCAAATACTGTAATAGTTGAATCCTTCACACAACCGACGAATGATGAATTGGATAAAATCAAAGCATGGATTGCGAATGATTCGATTGTAATTGACTTGAAAGGTAAGAAACAAAAAACTGTGCCATTGCCAAACTTTATCTTTTGCGCCAATCATTCAGCAAAATTTAACTTCGGCAAGAATAATAGGCGATTCAAAGTTGTTAACTTGGATTTTGAAATACAAAAATCACCAAGCGAATTTCAGGAATGGGTGGATAAGAAGATTGCTGCTATCGGATAATTACTAACGTATGTGTTCTATGGATAAGATTGGTGACAGATACGGGAGGCTAACAATTCTATCTTTTACGGCATCCGGCGGGAAAAAGAGATGTTTGTTTAAGTGTGATTGTGGCGAGCAAATAACGATGCGACTAGACAGCGCAAAAAGTAAAGACTACCCATCGTGCGGATGTTGGGGAAAAGAAATACGAAAAGAGAAAACCTCAGATAGATTTGATTTTATGCCTTATGTTGGGTATAAGTTTGGACGCTTACTTGTGACTGGTATTGACTCCTGTATTAGTAGGAAGAAAAGCATTTCAAGATTAGTATGTCTTTGTGATTGCGGTGCGCAAGTTGTTGTTAGGGGAGACCAGCTAAAATCTGGTGTTACAAAATCTTGCGGCTGTATCCAAAAAGAATGGGCGACATCCTCACGGTTGAAGGAGATCAACACAACTCACGCCAACACTACCATCGGGACGATTGGGAAAGGTCAAACATCAATATACGCATCATGGCTAAAGATTAAAGACCTTTGCCTTAAAGACAGAGGGTTTTCTTATGAGAAGGTGTGCCATGAATATGACCCAAGGTGGGATGACTTTGAAGAATTTTTGAGCGATTTTGGACAAATACGGAACGATCAAACAATTAGCAGACATGACAATAAAATGCCATGGTATAAAGAAAACTGTTTTATCAATATCGGTAAACGTGTGTTACAACTAACGTCGGATAGTGCAATCAAATAAAATACAAGTGCCAGCCGGATTTATATCCTTGATATTCTTAATCTGCCAAGTAACTCCGCCAACTATCACTTGGTCGTTCAGGCTAGGCGCGATTCCATTAGCATCGAGATATAATCGTTTATCGCCAGCCTGAACAAGCGTATTGTTAATCATATCGTTGCCATATACAACAAGATTGTAATCGAATACAACACCTTTGCGCGTAGTATCGGTTACAGTCGTTGTGGCGGTTCCTGTTGAAGGATTATAGGCTCCAACGATGGTTGACCGAAGAGTAATATCCTGCCCGTGCTTTGTTAGCAGTTTTAACGCCTTATCCGCTAACTTTGCGTAGTCCATTATTTCACTAACTGTACGCTAACACCACTACTATTCAAGTACGGTGATAGCATTGCATCAACGGAAGAATATCGTGTTGCTTGTGAGCTATATTGGTCGTACTCAACAGTTATTGGCCCGATAATTTCTTTCTTAACATTCTGTGTGGCATCTGGCATCAACGAAGTTTCAGTAATTGATTTAAGCGCATATTCAGCGCAAGCGTTCTTAACTTCTACCGGAACGATAATGTCAGATACCAGATAAGGATATGCGCCTACTGCACCGTGGACGAACGGCTCAAGATATACGAAACTGCGCGGCCAGCACAATGATTGAGTTGCCGTTTTTCTATAGCCTTTCCAGCGTTGGCGATATGCTTGAAGCATATATGCCGTAGCGCGTCTCACATAAGTTTCGCGGGTAGCATCATTCGTAATCGCAGCCCAAGCCGTATTCCCGTTCTTATCGTGGTAGTCAGCGATATAAACCAATGTCGCATAAGCATCTGCATTAGCTACTTCAGTTCCATCTTCAACGATAAGCGTACTTGGAACTGCTACAGTCGCAGCACTATTGGCAATGGTACTGCCATCCACGTTAGTCGCTGTTACACGCCCTACAATCGTATATCCTATGTCAGCCCTAGTGATGGTATAGGTTGAAGTAGTCGCGCCCGTTATAGGCGTTCCTGCGCGCAACCAAGCGTATGCGTAAGAATCAGGAACAACGTCCCATGTTCCGTTTGACAGCGTAAGTACCTCAGCGAACTCAACTGTGCCTGTTATTACCGGAACCGTGATATTGACTGGAGCGGCCATTTTTTATCCTTACTTCTTGACTGGATAGAACTTCAACTGAATCTTCTTTACCGGAAAAGGCTCACCAGATTTTTTCAGATTCTTGATAAATGCCACTTCACGGTAATTAGGCTTACCGAAAGTAACAATCATCGTTTCTCCACGATTATTTGCTTTCGGCTTATTATGCCATGTTGCCTTGACAACCAATTTATCGCTCAAATACTTAATCGCAGATTTCGCATCTTTAGTGGCAATCAAAGTAGCCGATACAGTCGCAATCCATTTGGTATCAATTTCAGCTTTCATCATTTAACTCCAAGATTGGCAAATGCCGATGCCGCTGTAAATAGTGTTTTACGACCAGCTAAGTGATGATACTTCACTTTATTGGAATCCAGATAAGCCTTGAGTTCATCATCAGACATCGCGTTAAAATACTCATTACTTCGCGTATCTGGAATGTCAACTTCAATGATTGTTTTGGCTACTAGCTCAGGTTCAACAATCGGTTCTTCAATTACAACTTCCGGTTCTGGCTGTAATCGGATTACAGTTTCAGGTTGTTTCTCGGGCGGCTGATAGGTATATCCGCAATATTCTACGCATTCACGCGCATCAACAGCATCTTTTTCTTTCGGCGTTCCATCAGGTGCATAAACTAGCATTTTAACTCCCAAGTAAAAAGGGCGGCTATTATACCGCCCCAGTTTATCACGCTACTTTTTCCAAACACACAGCGAAATTGATTGACCCTGTTGCGCTATGGTCAGTTGTTCCGCCGCTATATTGGAAGCGAATTGCAGCAGCAGATGCCGATGCAGTATCCGATGTTCCGGTTAAAAATGGTACTTTTACATCGCCTAACCGCAACGAAGCCGCTGGTGCAGTTTCAATATCAGCATTGGCAATCGTCGTCCAAGTAGTAGTTCCATCGGTAAGCGAAATAAGTCTATCGCCGCCAGCAGCGTAATTAGTACCGCCACCTACCAAAATAACATCACGAACTTTGTATTGATCGCCAGCAACGCCAGCAATTACTTCTACGTTACCTGCT